GAGGCCCACGGCTATCAGGTGCGCGTCCCGGATCAGCGTGTTTTCCTCGATGGTCGCGCCCGCGCCACCACGCGCGCCCAACGATCCGTCTCCGTTGTAGTCGAGGATGATCTGCGCCCCGATGCTGTTGCCCGCCATCAACTCGCGCTGTTCCGCCGTGCGTCCGAACATATCGCCGCCTGACGTGGCGGTGGCGCCGACGCGCGTTGTCGCGGTCTCGTGGTCTGCTCCCGCCGCTGGGGCCGGCTTCGGCTCGGCTGCTGCTTTCTTGCGGGCGTCGTCCTTGTCGTCGTCGTCGTGTTTCGTTGCCATGTCGGTTTACTCCTTACGGGGTTAGAGGAGGCGGCCCAGGCGTTGCGCGAACTCGATGGGGTCGGTGGCGTGTTTCCTCACATTGCAGCCAGAACAACAAAGCTGAATGTTGGAAATCCAGTTCGACCCGCCCTTGCTTAACGGCTGGATATGGTCGGCGTGGTAGCCCTTCTTCAGTGGCTCACGGCAGTAAGCGCACTTACCTTTCTGAACCTTGAATAATGCCTTGAGTTCCGCCGCCGTGTGGTTCCCTTCGGCGCTTGCCAGCAACGCCCGGTATCGCAGCTTGATGGCCCGATAGACCTCGGGGTTTTCCTTGCGATATTCCTTGATCTTCTCAGGATTGCGGTCTCGATACGCCTGGACATAGGCGCGTCTTTTATCCGCGTTCGCCTTGTTCCATATCGTGTCTCGGGCTTTCTTTATGTCCCTGGTCGCCTCGCGATAAGCAAAATAACGTTCCGCGTTGGCGACCTGCCAGCGTTTGGTGAACTCGATCGCTCGCGCTGGATTGCGATGATAGTCACGCGACCACTTGGCTTTCAGCTTTCCCGGGTCGGTCGCTTTGGTCAACTCATATCGCTCTTTTGCCCTGGCGTTCTTCTGCTCGCGGTGGGTGTCGTCCCAGACCTTCTTGTTGGCCCGCTTCGCTGCGATTTCCTCTGGTGTCATCGCCTCCACTCTGGAGCACGCGATGCACTTACCGTCGCCAGTCCTTCGTTCACTGATGTGACCGTGGCGACGGCATGGGCTTTCAGGCCCCCAGAAGTATCGGGATAGTCCGCGCGCCATCGCTTCAGCGCGCGTGATTACTTCACCGCTATACGGTATGTAGGAAACAGTCATGTTCGGGCACTCATCCTGCTCGGTGTGGTCAGAAAGCCAGAGGGTGGCCGCAAGCGCCCGCTGGCTTTCGTTATTTAACACACAGTCCTGAGTGTGATACAGCATCTTATTCGTTACGCATCCGGTTCAGCACTTGTGAACACGCTCACAACACCTGCATCTACTGGTTTTGTAGTATCAACTGTTGGATCAGTGCCGAAGCGTAACTTCCCGATGCCACGCATTTCTTGCAATCCTACCCCATGTACAAACGAGTAATCCCTTGTATTCGTTGTACTTTTCATGCGCTGCGCCCACGCAACACCTATCGCCTGCGCGCCGCACAGAGCGGACATCGCCACGTCCACGGTGCCGCCCGCGCCCACGTCGGCGAGGACCGGCATCTCGGGGACTTCGCGGATGATGACGCCGTTCCAGAGGATGTCGCCAGCGGTGAACAGCGGATTATCGCGGCCACGATCCCAGGCGTATTGCATCGCGTTGATGATCACCGGGTCTTGCATCAGGTCGCGGAACGGCAGCGAAGGCATGAACATCACGAACCATTCTTCGTCGTCGTTGACGCTGATCGGCCGGATGCGCGGGCTGGCGGTGCGGGCGATGCGTTTCGCCAACGTGACGGTGGCTGCGGTCATCTTGCCCGTGGTGTTGTTGATCGTCGTCAGCGCGGTCGCCATGACGCCGGAAACGGCGTTGGCCTTGCTGTTGCCAAACAGGATGCGATCGGCGTTGTTGACCATCCAGTAGTTGCGCTGGGCGGCAGTGGCGGCTGCGTAGGAAATCTGCACGCTGCCGTCCGCCGTGACGGCCTCGAGGCTGGTGATGATGTCGGAGCGCATCTTCTCGAGTTCCCAGTTCATCAGCGCCTCGCGCGCCGCGTCCCGGAGATCGATGACGGATTTTTGTTCGTCCCAGTCCGTTACGGCAACGGCATGACGGAACGCGGAGACCGTAAGGCCCAACGAGCGGGCGTTGAGGATTTCTTCGTTGCCTTCAAGCACCGTGTTGCCCGTCACGCCAGCGCCGATCAGGCGGCGAACGGTCGGGAAAACCACGGTATCGCCCTGCTTACGGGTCAGGTCTTCGCGCACCTGGATCATGCTGCCCATGGTTGTGCCCATGTAACGAGCAAACTGGTTTTTCCTGATGTATTCGCTGAAGAAGTCACTATCCCAGATCGTCGGAGTTAGTCCGGCTCTGGCCGGTGTTACATTCATATCGGCCACGAAACGGCCTCCTGTCGCTATGGGGGATGGGGAACGTGAAGCGACGCCCGACTAAAGCTCGGCGACAGCTTGACGCCCGGTCATCCCCCGGCGACGGGTCGCACCATGTTTAAGGCCCTGGCGGCAGGCCGGCGCCCGTTAACCCCGGCGACGGGTTGCCTTTGCTTCCGCTAATACGCCCGTTTTGTTGCCCGGCGACGGCGGCGGTTGCTCTGGCAGTTTGGCTCCCAGCAGTTGAGAAAGGTCCAGCCGGAAGGCGGCTGATTCTTCCTCTCTTGTGGCTTCCACGATCAGTCTAGCATCGACGACCGATTCCGCTATAGCGCGGTTTTTCTCGGCGACAGTCTCCGGCACGCGGCGGCTCAGGCGCGCGGCGTAGATGATGGCGGTCAGGGTCGCGAGGTCAGGCAATATTCAACTTCCTCTCACGCCAGTGACGTGTATAATCGTGGATGCGGACTGACTTTCTGGGCACAAACCCAGACCTCATTGAAGCTCCGAGTATATCCGCAACAATCAGTTCGCTCGATACACGATTCCCGGCCGAAAGGTCGGGACCTCTTTTGTGGTCACTGCGACCATTTGTCCCCCCGGATAATCCCGATCACGGTCGTGCTGTTCAGTTCGGTGTTCAGCACCGCCAGCGTCTTGCTCATGGTGGCCAGCTTGATATGCGTCGCGGCCCAGACGGTGAAATCGGCCAACACGTCGGCGTGATATTGCTCGAGTGGTGTGAGCGTCGGCGTGGGATCGGGTGGCGGCGGTGGAGACGATCCCAGAAACGCGATGGGCGACAAATCGAGGACCGGGCGATCGGTCAGGATGGTGCCGCCGGACGTTAACCCGAACACATCGTTAGCAGTAACGCCAACAGAAAAACCGCCAGGGTTAAGCAACAAATAACCGCCAGGGTCATCATTAACAAACGTATTGTCTCTGATCGACACGGTTCCGGCACCATTGCTCGCCCCCTCCTCACCGTAAGCGATGATAGCCGGGTTTTGCGTATTCGGGCCTTGCTGGATGACGTTGTTGGCGACGGTGGCGTTCCCGGCGTTGGGAAGGTCGATGCTGTAACTGGCGGACCCGTTGTTATCGAAGATGCGGTTGCCGGTGATGACATTGTTGGCGGCGCGGCTTTTGACCTCGTGTCCCACGGCGGTGTCGTGGATGTAGCTGTTGGCCAGGGTGAAGTTGGCGATGGCTCCGACATAGATGCCGTGGGTGTGGCCGCTTCCGTCCCCGTTGAAGGCGAACTCGGAACGATTGACAGTGATGGACCCGTTGCTGTCCGCCGCACCAAGGATGCCCTCCTGGTTGTCGTGGATGAACACGTTATCGAGCGTCAGCGCACCGCCCTGGTAGCGGATAGCGGCCCCGTTTTGGTCGGGCACGGTGACACCGGATATGTCGAAGCCCGAGATCGAGACCGTCCCGCTCTCCGTGATCATCGCCTTGCCGTCCGGCGGCTGGGCGTTGTCCGTGACCATGCGAACCCAGCCACCCACGGCAACGAGGTTTAGGTCGTGGTCGATCTGGAGCCAGTCGTTGGTGTAGGTGCCCGCCTGGACCTCGATGGTGTCGCCCGCCTGGGACGCATCCACGGCGGCGTCGATCGTGGCGTAGGTCTGGCCAGGTCCGACTGAAAGCGTGCTCATCCGCGCCGCGCCGGACGCGCCAATATGTCACTGAGCGAGGGCGGCCCCGCGAAGCCGTTGGTGCCACGTGGCGCGGCCGATCGCGCACTGGCTAAAGACGGAGGAAGGCCGGCGGCGGGCGATACACGCTGCGCCGCACCACCCTCGGCTTCCCACTTCGCGCGCTCCTCAGCCGCGATCCTGGCCCGATACGCCGCCGGATCGGTGCCGATTTCCTCATGCAGCCGCGCCGTGGCGTTGTTGTCTATCATCCACTGATACGGATGGGGTTTCGAATACAGTTCGTTCCACAGCCTGGGATCATCCTGCGTCCGCCGCTGGAAATACTCGGTCTCGGCGTCGATGACTTCCTTGCCGTGCTTGTCGAGCGCCATCATCTCCGAAGTATTCAGCCGCTCATTGAGCACGACGCCCCTGACCCTGCGCGTATATCCCTCGGGATCACGCGCCGGGTCGATCGGTTCGAGCATCGCGGGCGGTGTGGACTGTGGTGGCGGTTTGCGTGCCTCCTCCAGTTGCTTAAGCAGCATGGCCTTCTCGGCCTCGGCGGCGGACGCGCGAGACTTCCAATCCTGTCTGCGTTGGCGTTCCTTTTCGTAGGCGCTGCGTGGGACGTTGGGTTGTCCCGGTTCCGGCTCACCGGGTTCGTCGTCCTCTGGCTCCGGGGCCGCCTTGGCAGCGGGCGGCTTGTCCTTGCTGCCACTGCCCCCACTGTCCGGCGCGGCCTCTGGCGTCGCCTTGGGCGGCTCCGGCGCGGGCGTCTCAGCGCCCTCGGGTTGGGCGCCGCTGGATAAGAAGGCGTCGAGTTGGGATGGTGTTTCAGACATGGATTTTCTCTGGACCTATGGGCGCCATCGATGTAGGTGCGTGGCGCCGACTGATGACCTCTTCCGGGCCGCGAGACCCGGACCTCATTGAAGATGCCGCGCGATCAGCATGTCGCCAACGCGATGCACAATAACGGGTCATTGGTCGGCACTCGGAGCGAGCGCATTTTGTCTCGCCACCATTACATTATTAATCCTTTCGACAGCGGAATGGCGCAGGTCGTTCGCCCGCGCCTCGTCCGCCGCTGCCTTGGCGTGCCTGCCCCTGATATCGGCGTCGTCCATCGCCGCCTGAACCTCCGGCGGGACCACGGTTCCGGGATCGGACGGCGGGTCGGGTGGCGCGTTCATCTCGTTGTGCATGACATGCGTGTCGGCGATGTGATGCACGGTCGCGTGCTGCCGCTCCTTGGCCAGCGCGAAGTCCGCCGCCGCCTTGGCCCGCGTCGCCGCGGTGTCGGCCTCGGCCTTGTCCTCGGCCATCTTCTGCACTTTCTGCTGCGTCTGCGCCTGCGCCTCCTGGCGGTCTTTCAACATCTGCAACAGGTCTTCTTTGTTGCGGAAATTCGACGCCGCGATCAGCATTTCCGGCGGGATCAACCCCGGTTGCGTGCCCGCCAGTTGCAACAGGTTCTGGAACTGCTCGGCCTGAATGCTCGGAACGTCGATGCCCTCTTCAATCGTAATATCAACGTCCATATCGGTGATGTCGTTCTCAACCCGTATCACCTGTTGGAGTCTGGGATCGCCAGGAACCAGTCGCATCATCTGCATCGCCTGGGCGCGTTGATCGTCCGGCAGCGCCGCCAGTTCGTCCATGAGTCGCACCGGCTGGTTGATTCCAACCCAGCGCGTCGAATTGAGTTCGTCCGTCACCCGCACCCAACGCCCCGCCGTCCAGTATTGACGCGCGGCCATCCACGCGATCGACAGCAGATCACGATTCCACATCCGCAACGTATCCGCGATCGGCTCGTGCGCCGCCGCGCCGCCCGCCTGCTGCGCGAGGATCGCCCGGCCGCTCAACTCACGCGGATCGGTGCCGGACATCGATGCGTTCGGCCCGCTGGCCTGCATTTCCGCCGTCGCGTGCTGGAGCAACTGGAACTGGCCGACAGCCAGGTCATTGCCTCTGTCGATCTCGAATTTCATGCCTGGATTGACAACGATCACGCCATCCGGACGCGCCACCTCACGCCGCGCCTTGTCTATGTCCGCGACCGCTCCGTCTTCCGTCACCACCTGAGCGACAGACAACAGATGCAGTGCTTTACTGCGACGCTTGTTGACCTCATCCTGCATACTGATCAGATCGCGCACCATACCGTAACGATTATTCTCGCGGTCAATGTGCGCGCTGGTCATGCGAAGGCCGCAGGCTGACTTGCCCTTGGCGTCGAGAAATGGGGACTTCGTGGGTTCCGCCAAAAAACCGACGCGAGTGTAGGTCGAGACCCACCACTCGTTCCGCTCCTGCCAATGGCATTGCACGACGCGGATGCGCTCACGCTTACTGTCGCACCACACGATCTCATGGGGCCGGTCGGTGTAGCTTCCAGTCTGCGTCTGGAACGTATCGCTGATCAGGTCTTCCGCGTCGGGCCATGTTTCGACGGCTTGCTCGCGATCCATCCAGATCACGATGCCGCGATGACGCGCGTCGCTAAAGTCCAGTCGGCGCGAATGCGGGTCCCACCACAGCCGATCGAACGGCACTTGCTCGAACGTGATATCCGCGCCGCCGCGGCCGTCGTCCACCAGCACGATCTCGGCGCCGCCGACGCCTTCCACCATGAGGTTTTCATAAACATCGCTGCGGATCAGCGGGAGGTTGTTATCGTCGCTCATATAGCGCAACGCCTGCGTCGCCGCGTCCGCTTTGTCCTCGTCAACGGGATTGCGCGCGAATGCTTTGGGGTCGGTCCTCGATTTCCTCTCAAGACCGCACATCAGTTCGACTTTGCGGCTCACGTAGTTGATCGTGACCTCGGGCTGGCCCCTCAGCTTCAGCGCCTCTTTCTCGGCGGATGACCACTGGTATCCGTCTTTGTAATCCCTGTCCCTCTGCGACCATTTGCGGCCGTCGTCGGTCGCGCGCTCGCTGTCCTCGAACCACTGGACCATCCGCGCATGGAGATCATCCAAATCACGCGGGTAACGATCATCGGCGATGCCGGGGCCGCCCTTCGGACGCGACGCCTCGGCGGCCTCGGGGTCCATCGGCGGATCGGGATAGAGGGACTGGCTCATTCCGCTGCCTCCGCTTCTCGAACAGAGTGCCGCGCACACTGGTTTTGTATCTCGGCGATGAGCGGCGCGACCACGCGGAACGGCGCGTCGGCCAGCACGCGCATGATCTGCTCCCAGGACTGGGCTTCGAGCACGACGGGGATTTTGTCTGTCGGGGTCATGCGATGTTCAACACGGTGCCGTTGCGCCACACGTCGCCCGTGACCAGGCCGGCGGCGGAAGTCGGTAGATTGGACATATTGATCCTGCCGCCCGTGGGGTTGAGCGCGAGCGTGTTACGCGCTGCCCAGGTTAGCGTCAGCGTGCAGCCAAGACCGGAGCCGCCGGTCGTCACCACGGGATTGGCCGGAGGAGACGTGGACGCGCCAGCGACCAACAAGGTGACGCCGCTGACACCGCCGCTGGCTATCGTCGAAACACGATACTGTCCGCCGCTGGCATCATACAACAAATCGCCGACGTAATAATCGTTTGTTCCTGAACCGCCGCCGCCGCCACCAGCCGCGACAGCCACCGCCGTGACCCTCTGTTTCGGTATGTCGATCTGCACGCCCGTCGCGCTGTTGGAGATCGCGGCGTTTGATATGCCGACCTGACCGGCGCCATCCACGGCGAACCCCGGTGAACGAAACGCCGCGCCCGACTGCTGCGTGAAGTTTATCTTCGTAAAATCGATGCCGTAGGTCGCGAGGGCGGGCGGGAACGCCATTGTCCTCCCCGTATTGCCCGCGAACGTCTGGACCTCAGTGCCGATGATCCCGCCGCTGGCGGCGACAGGCCACGGGCCGCCAACACCACCGACACCAAGAACTGGCGACCACGTTGGCGTCGCACCCGCCTGCGCGCCAAACGCCAACCCGACATTGGTGCGTGAACCGCGCACGCGATGGCTCTGCAACAGGATGATCGAGCCACCGCACAAGTCAGCGACCGATGCACCCGTCTCGACCGCGATGTCCACTTCGCCAAAACCATTGACGAGTGACCAGTTGGTAGCGCCCGCGTGCAACATGGTCTGAAACGCGGAGCCATACATATAGCCGCGTGAGCCGTTGCCGGTGTCGGTGCCACCGACATTGACCGACGCATCAGCCTGGAAATACGTGACCTGATACTGCTGGTTCGTCGTGTCCCCGGTAATCGCGCCCATGATGTTGAGGTGCGCATCGATCAGGATGCGACCGTTCTTCGCGCCCGAGCCGACATTGTGCTGGATCAACAGGTCGATCGGGCCGCCGCCAATGGTGCCGTCCATGGTATCGGTGGGCGTGTTGATGGAAACCGTCGCCAGCGCGGACCCGCCGGTATAACTTCCGACCCAGTTGTTGGTGATGTTGACTGGCGTGAAGTTGACCGCGCCAGGGTTCCATGTCGCACCCGGCGTTGCGAAACTCTGCGAGACGACACTTTGCGCGGTAATACCCGCGAAGGTGGTTGGCCCGGTTACAATGCCGCCGCTCAGAGGCAAAAATGGTCCATAGGCGGCGGAATTGGCAATGGCGTCGTTTAGCGCCGAGGCGAACAGCGGATCGCCCTCCGACCACGGATATTGTGGAACGCCGCTCATCGTCCCAGCCCGCATTTTCGCGTTGGAGACATGGATGGCACACCTACCGCCCGCGCGACGGTGACAGTTGTCGTTGGAATGTAGGATGTCGCGAACGCGCCCGCCTCGCACTGCGCGCCCCAGGCGTAAATGGTTTGCGCGGGCGTAACCGACTGAGCCGGATCGCGAAGATCGGTGCCGACAGCGAAGAACATTTGTGCCGCGGGGATAACGGGTGTCGTGAATGTGTAGCGTTGCCACTGCGTCGTCAGCGTTATGCGTGGAGCGGACCAGAACACGCCGCCGCCGGAAACGCACAGATAGGTCTGTTCGCCGCCAGCATTGCCGCGCAACCACATGCTGAACGCATAGACCTGCGATGTGGTCGTGACCGATTGGTTTAATAGCATAAGGGTATTCGCGACGGACACGGCGGGTTGATCGACGCGATCCGCCGTCAATGTTCCGTCAGGCGCCGTGACCTGATTCGCGGTTACAACCGGCGGGCCGGGACCGTTCTGATCCTTTGACCACGATGCGCTCGCGAAGTCCGCGCTCTGTAGCAACAGGTTCGTGCTCGCGGCCTCCGGCGCGTCCGTGACGCACTGCCCATACGCCGACACGGGAAACGCGGCGGCAGCGACCAACAGAGAGCGTCGGCTGATCACCACTCGCGCGCCGCGAACGCCTGCGCCGTCGTCGCGCCGATGATGCTGTATGCCTGCCCGGAGGCGGGCGACATGCACAAGAACTGTTGATTGACCGGGATCAGGATCGACGGCGGACCCGCGACCGCCGTGGCCGTCTCGGACACCCACAGGCTGCCCAACGACTGATTCTGGATCATGCAGCCATGACGGCCAGGGAACGCCGGCAGGACCACCTGGGCGGTGCCGCCGGCGGTGATGGTGCCGGATCGGTCGGCGTAGGTAAGGGCCTGTGCCCACACCGCCGAGGGCGACATGAGGACGGCCAGGATTAAAGCGCGGATCATGTGCCGTCTCCCTCGATGACGTTGCGTATTGAGTGTTTGCGCGCGGTTTCCATCGCGTCGGCGAGCAAATCACGCAGCCAGTCGCGATCGATCTTGTAGCCAAGGTCCTCGGCCGCGATCATCGCCGCGTCGGCCCACTTGTCGGGATCGGCGCCGACTTCGCGTTGGAATGCCGCGCCGCTCAGTGTGCGATAGTCAGTCATGCCACCCTCCAGTCGCGCAACTCTTCCGCGTCCCGGTTGAACGCCGCGTCCCAACTGTCGCGGGGCGGAGGCTTCGGCTTGTCCGGCGCGATCTCACGCCACGCGAGGGACATATACCTCATTGCATCAGCGGAATGGCTCGACCAATCATGTTTCGGTCGATCGCTAAACACCTTGGCGCGCTCATCGAACTCGGCGTGATACGCGCGCAACGCCTCCAGCCCTTCGTGACAGTTGCCGGCGTCGAACCACGTCTTCGCCAATGTCACCCGCGCCGCGTTGATGCCGTCCATGATGGACAGCTTGCGGACAATCCAGGGATGGCGGCCGGATAATGCTTTCATCGTCTCGAAGATGCTGCGCCCCGTCCCAAGCTCGCGCGCCATCGCGTCGTGCGGTAAGTAGTCTCGACCGTATTGATACGGCTTCGACTTGAGAACTTCCACGTAGTGACCAAGCGCGAAGCCGGACGCCTCGTAATGATCGATGACGTGCAGCTCGGAGCGCACGATCTGGAAAAACCAGATGGCGGTGCTGTCGCCAATGCCGATGTCCCACGCGGTATGCACGGGGATCGCCGGATCGTATGGCACGCTGGTGATGCGACCGGCTGTTTCCGCGTCGGCCAGTTCTTTGCCGAAGTAGGAGCCGAGGATCGCGGCGTCGAAGCTACACTGGAACTCCTGGGCATACTGCTCGGGCGTGAGCATCGCCGCCATGTCGTCGAGTTCGGATTGAGGTAGGATCTCGGTCTCGCTCGCGCGCAACACCAGCGAGAACCAGTCTGGATCGTTCTCCGCGTGGCTATGAACGCGCCAGAAGTCGTTGCGTCCGCGTGGTGTGCCGATGAACACCGCCCAACCGTGCCGATCGGCGAGCGCCGGGCGGATGACCTCGGGCCACGCGCGCGGCGCCATGTCCGCGTATTCATCGAGCACGCAGCCGTCCAGGAAGATGCCGCGCATCCTGTTATAGTTGTCCGAGCCATAGAGGCGCACACGCGCCCCGTTGGCGAACACCACCATCAGGTCTGACTCGCGTTGTTCCACGCCTGGAATGGCGGCGGTGAATCGTTTCAGATACAGCCACACGCTGTCTTTCGACTGCGCGTAGGTCGGGCTGATGTAGGCGAACCGCGCGTCAGGATTGGTCGAGCGTAACGCCGCGTCGATGAGGTCCATGATGCACGAGACGGTCTTGCCGGCGCGGCGATGCGCGACGATGCAGGCCCAGCGTTGCTTGCGCGCGTGGAACGGCCTGAAGTGGGGCCGCGCGTCGTATCCGAGATTGACCTTAGCTAGTTTCACGGTCGCCACGATCGACGCCGGTGATGATCATAACGGGGCCACCATCAGGGCCGGTGTGGGCGGTAACGGCGAGGTCTGGGATGGTCTTTCGGAGTAAACCGAGGGCCGCACGGATCTGGCCGTCGGTCATTTCCACCGTCTTGTGCGGGCACGATGGATCGGTTTGGCCCAACGCGAAGAAGTTCAGGCGTTTACAGAGCTGGGTGGTCTGTATCGCATCGCGCGCCCTTTGATCGTT